AACGGCGTAGGCGGCGGCGGCGGCGGCGGTGGCTTTGGCGGCGGCGGCGGTGGCGGCGTAGGCGGCGGCGGCGGCGGCGGTGGCGGCGGTGGCTTTGGCGGCGGCGGTGGTGGCGTACGCGGCGGCTTGGGCGGCGTAGGCGGCGGCGGTGGCGGCGGTGGCGGCGGTGGCGGCGGCGGCGTAGGCGGCGGCTTGGGCGGCGTAGGCGGCGGCTTGGGCGGCGTAGGCGGCGGCGGCGGCGGCGGCTTGGGCGGCGTAGGCGGCGGCTTTCAAATCGCCCTTACCTTCAAGCGCATCGCACACGAGCTGCGCGGCTTTGGTCACCTTCGGCCAGTAATCTTTGTTGTGACAAACAGGCTCGGCGGACGCGACTGCGGAACGCACACACGCAATCTTGAAACGCACTTCGCAACGCTTCCACGCCGCGTCATCCAACACATGCCAGCGCGCCATCAGATCGGCGTAGCGCGCCGTCCAGGCGAGCGCGTCGGCTTTGCTCTGACCGTCGAATAGCGTCACCGTGACGTGCGCCAGCCATTGCGGCATGACGCCGGACGGGCATTGCTCGGGCAACTGAATGCTGGGATCGATCGAACCGATCAGGCAGGCCAATTCGCGCCCGCCTCCGTTGTGCCTGTGCCACATGCCTTGGATCAGACGATCCTCTTTCAGAAACGCCAGCACGCGGGCGGATGCTTCTTGGCTGGTCAGTTCGGTTATGGACATACGGGCTCCTCCAATTAAGGAAGCGTTACGCCAACCCGAAACACACGTCAACAACTTTATAACTATTGTTGACAGGAGGTAAATGTGGCGGCTAAGGTGCGCCTATGAAGACTGTTATTTTCTCCACACGCGTGCCTGCCGCCCTCAAAGCCAAGATCAAAGCGGCAGCAGCGGCGCGAGGGATGACAGTGCAGGGATTTACACAGCGGGCTATGGCCGAGGCTGTGGAGAAAGGGCGCGGGAAATGAGAGCGAAGTTTACAGTCGAGTGCGAATTACCAAGCCGCGTAGATGCGGAGGAAATGCGCGACTACATCGAGGGCGAAGTCCGCTCAGGCGTCGGGCGATTCGGTCCTGCGGACCCGTTGTTTCACCTGAACCGTGAAGAAGTGCAGGTGTTTATTGTTGAGCCGCCTCCGCGAGATGTGGCAAATCAACCATGATCCAACCCACCATTCCCTACGCCCGCATCAAATGCTGCCGCGAACAATACTGCCCGCGCTGCCACGGCTACGGGTATGCGTGGGAATTATTCTACAGGGGAGGCAATCATGAAAACCGACTTGCTGACCGCCCGCGATCTGCGGCGGCCATCCGAACTACTGACAGATCGTGATTTTGCGCCATTGCAGGCGCTCCGCGCATGGCTGCGCCGCTGGCAAATGGGAGAACGAAAATGACAGGTGAATTAGCGGCCAAGCGCGCTGAACGCACTGCCGTCGCGCCGGTGAGCGCGGCTTCGGCAATTGAGCAAATCTTGGTGAAAGGCGACCTGAAGGCGCTCTCGCCCGAGCAGCGTAACACCTACTACCTGCGCCTCTGCGAGATGGCGGGGCTTAACCCGCTGACGCAGCCGTTTGAGTATCTAAGCTTAAGCGGCAAGCTGGTGCTCTACGCCAAGAAAGCCTGCACCGATCAGCTGCGCGCCATCCACAAAATCAGCGTCGTGGATATGGATCAAGAGGAGGTCGAGGGCATCTTTTCGGTGACGGTCAAGGTGCAAAACGGTGAAGGCCGCACCGACATGGACATCGGCTCCGTCACCATCGCCGGCAAGAAAGGCGACGACCGCGCGAACGCCATTATGAAGGCTTCCACCAAGGCCAAGCGCCGCGCCACGCTGTCGATCTGCGGGCTTGGGCTGCTTGACGAAACCGAGATTGAAACCATTCCAGGCGCCTCCGCTATCCCCAGCCCAGCGCCGGAAGCGGGCGAGACGTTCCCCCAACCCCCTGCGTCTCGCCCGCACACTGATCGCCGAAGCAATGTCGTCATCAATCCCAAAACCGGGCGCGAGATCGACACCGAGAACGCGCGCAACCAGCGGCCCGAATGGGGGCGCTTCACCGACAAGGTGCAAGGCTTTGTCGAAGCGCGCGATGCGGACGGCCTCAAGTTCTGGTTCACCGAGGCGACAGTGGCGGCCTGGGTTGCGGGCTGGGTGTTCAAGGACGAAGCCGAGGAGCATTTCGAGGCGGCGCTCGATCGTATCGAAGAGCTAGAGCGAGCGTGACGCCCCCGAAGGCGTCCGTGCGCTCAATCGAACAAAACGCGCGCATGTGGTCGCTCCTTGCCGACATTTCCGAGCAACTGCCGTGGCAGGATTGGCAGCGGCGCCAGATCACCATGAACAAATACGAATGGAAGGATTTTCTCACAGCCACCTTCAAGCGCGAACAGCGCATGGTGATGGGCGAGGATGGCGCCAGCTTCGTGCTGGTCGGCTCGCGCACCCGCTCCATGGGGGTTGCCGAAATGGCCGAGTTTCAGACCTTCATCGAGATTTTTGGCGAGACGCGCGGGGTCAAGTTCAAAGCGCTGCCGCTGTCACTGCTGGAATCGGTGCGTATACAAACGAAATCTTAACGCTTTGGTCTTGACGCGCGAAGCGAACAGGTAGGGACTAGCAATTGCTGCGGGCGCGGGGGCGCCCATACGTTTTGCTTTTGACGGAGGGCGGAATGGTGTCTTGGCCAGCCGAGCGCTTAACGCGCGCTTTGGACTTACACGAATTAGGCTATTCTTACGGCGAGATCGCCACCCAATTGGGGTGCTTTGCCGACTACCCGGACGGCGGGCGCAATGCTGTCATCGGGGCAATGTATCGGGCGCGCGAGCGCAACCCCGACTGCATGCGCCCCAAGCAGTCGGCCCCCAAAGAGCCAGCGCCGGAAAGCGTGCTCGCCGCTGCTATCGTCATGGACGCCTTTGAAGAGGCGATGAACGAAACCGGGCTGTCGTTGGCTGAGGTCCAGCACGCGCTGCGGCTCGCGCGCCGGCGTGAGCGCTGGGAGGCGCGCAATGCTTCCTGACGAAACGATTCTCGCCGCGCCAGCGGAACCGATGGCGGCACATCTCAGATTGTTCGATCCTGGCGCTGCACGAATTCGGGCTGCGACGAGGCCGAGATTTCCCGCATCACTCGCTGCGCACTATGGGACGTTTGCGCCACGCTGGCCCTTGATTATGCGGGCGTTTCCAGAAGAGCCGCTGCGCGAGCGGGCCGTCCATTGAGCGACCCCCAGAACCTCCAGGCCGAGCAAGCGATTCTGGGCGCCGTGCTATTCGACCCGCGCTGGGTTGAGCGGCTGTCGCTGCGAGCTGAGCATTTCAGCGAGGGTCCGCATGGCGCGCTCTGGGACGAGATGCTGGCTCGCCATCGCGCCCAGCGGCTGATCGACGTGCAGACCCTGCGCGAATGGGCCGAGCGCTATTTTTCCGAGATCGGCGGCGTCAGCTATCTCATGCGGCTCTACACCGAAGCCGCGCCGCTGGCCCGCCAGATTGAGGGCTATGCCGAGCTATTGCGTTCGCTGGCGCGGCGTCGCGCCGTCATCATCGCCGCACAAGACGCCATCGCGCTTGCCGGCGGCGAAGAGGCCGACCCGCTCGCGGCGTTGGAGGTGCGTTTACAGGAAATCGCCCAGGGCGACGCTGACGCCGACGCTTGGGAAAAGCTTGGGGTGGACGCCTGCGAATCGATCGAGCGCGCCGAATTGGGCGAAGCGCGCGGATTATCCACAGGCTTTGCAGACCTCGATCGCGTCACTGGCGGCCTGCAACCCGGTACGCTTTGGGTCATCGGCGGCGCAACCTCCATGGGCAAGAGCCTGTTCGGCTCGGCGCTGTCGCGCGCCGTCGCCACGCAGGGCGTGGGTGTCGGCGAAGTGCATCTTGAGATGGACCGCCTGCAAATCGGCCTGCGCACCGCCACGGCGCTGGCTTTCGATGTCGATCACCGCGCCGATAATCCTCACTATCTGACCGCCCAGCGCGGCGAGTTGAAACCGGCGCAATGGGACAAGCTCCGCGGCGCCGCCAAAGCATCGGCGACGCTGCCGATCTACATCGACGCCCGCCCCGGTCGCTCGCTCTCCCAGATCGAAGCGGCGGCGCGACGCCTATTCCGCAAGATGCAACGCGAAGGCATTCAGCCCGGCGCACTCATTATCGACCACGAGGGGCTTATAGCGGCCGAGCAGGGCGCGCGTTTCCCTAGCCAGCTAGAGCGCACCAACGCCCGCTCCGAAGGGCTCCTGAGCCTCGCCAAACGCCTTGGCGTGGCGGTTGTGGCGCTCTCCCAAATCACTAAAGAAGGGGCGCGTGCCGATGGCGACGACCGGCTCCCTAACGCCACCGATCTGAACTATGGCGGGGCCATTTCCCAAGCCGCGTCGGTGGTCATTCTGCTGCACCGTAAGGCTTATTACGCCGAGCGAAAACCGGCGCATTTGCGCTCGGAAGAAGACCTGTTCGCCATGCGCTCGCGGGAGTGCACTTTGGTGGTGGACAAGGCCCGTAGCGGCCAGCGCAGCCACGTCAAAATCTGGATGGACGTTCCCACCGGCGCGATCTGGGGAGAGGCGTCGTGAGCGTGCAGGCCATCACCTGGGCGCTGAAACGGCGCGTAAGGAGCGCTACACATAAGGCGGTTTTACTCGTACTCGCGAACCGCATGGACCCAACCGGCTTTGGTTGGCCCTCGCAAAAACTGACAGCACGGGAGGCGCAGTGCTCGGACCGTACCGTGCGGCGCGCTTTGGCTGACTTAGAGGAGGATGGCGTGCTCGTACGGAGCGACCGGCGGCGCCAAAATGGGTCTTACGCAACTGATTCTATTCAGTTCGCGATGCCTCTCGCGCCAGAGGACAATTTGGCCGATGGTGGTCCAGCGGACAATCTGACCAGCGGACAATCTGACCAGCGGCCAAATACGACCGAGCCAGCGGCCAATCTGTCCTATCCCACTACGTTCGAACCAAACACTAAGAACCGTCAGGGAATAGTGGCCGAGCGGCCACCCAATCTCCCCGAAGCCATCGAGAGCTACAATGAGGCCGCTGAGCGATGTGGTTGGGTTCACCTCCGAGAATTTACCGAGAACCGGCGCATCAAGGCGCGAGCAGCGTGGCGACGGCTAGGTGGTAAGGACGGATGGCTTCGCTTAGTCGCCGAGGCGCGGCGGCAGAGCTTCCTCGGCGGGGCCAATGATCGCGGCTGGCGCATGGACTTCGATTTTTTTGTGAGCCAGGCGGGCGCGGCGAAAATCCTTGAGGGCAAATACCTCACGCCTGACGAACGCGCATCCGTTCCAGACGCCAAGGAGCAGCGGCGGCGGCGCGCGCTGTTTGAGCACGACGGCACATGGCATCCGACGTGGGGGCCGCCGCCAACAGGAGGGCAGGCATGATTTTTCTCGGCATCGACCCTGGGCTGAATGGCGCCTTGGCGTTCTACCAGCCTGCGCTCCGCGAATTAGATGTCATCGACATGCCGACGCTCGCGCTGAAGCGGGGAAAAAAGCTACGGCGCGAAATCAATGCGATCGAGCTGGCGCGGTTACTCGACATCCAATGCAGCCGCGTCACGCTCGCAGTGATCGAGCAAGCGCAAACCATCCCCGGCACCGCTGGCATCATGCAGGCGTTTCAATGCGGGCAGAATTTCGGCATCGCGTACGGCGCGTTGGCCGCACAATTTGTGGTGATAGAGACTGTCGCGCCTGCGCTATGGAAGCGCGAAATGGCGTGCCCGAAGGCCAAGGACGGCGCCCGCGCTAGAGCATCCCAGCTGCTTCCAGAGCACGCGCACTATTGGGCGAGGGTCAAGGACGACGGACGCGCGGAAGCCTCCCTGCTGGCCTTGTACGCCCAACGAACACATCTCGGGCGCTTAGGGGTGGCGGCATGAGGCCGGAAACCATCGCCCGCAATGCGCGCATCATCGCGCTCGCCAAAATCCCGGTATGCATCGCCTCGATCGCGGCCGAGATAGGCTGCTCGCGCGCCACGGTGCGCAAAACCCTGTCCGCCGCGCGCGCTGATGATCCCGACGTTCCCAAGCGCATGCGCAGATCGCCCACTCACTACGCCATTCCAATCGCGTGCCTCGTGGCTGAACGCTCGCGGCTATTGGCTATGGGCCGCCACACCAACCTTTACCTGCTCATCGCCCAAAAGCTGGGCATGAACTCGAGCACGGTTCGGGTGAGACTTTGGAAATACGATGCGGATAAGCGGAGGGCGGCATGAGATCACAGTCAGCGTTGGCGGTTCGCATCGAACGCGAGAACGAAGCCAAGCGCCAGCAAGCCTGGGCCGATCGCGCCGAGCCGCGGCAGCGCCGCCGCTCCAAGTGGGCGATCGACCACCTGCTCGACACCGGTCAGATCACGGCAAACCAGCACACCGCCGCCGAGCGGCTGGCCGCGGCGATCGTCGCCGCCAGCGAACCCCCACACCTGCCAGGCAGCGCCCCAACCCAGGTGCATCCGGGTTGGGACCTCACCTTCGCCACGGAGATGGATCGCGTCTCCAGGCACTGGAAGCGCGCCACAGCGCGCAGCGCTGCCCAAGGGGCGCGTTCGTGGGTCGCGGCGGCCCCATTGACCACCAAAGCGCGAATGCGCCTGTACGACCGTTTATTCGCGTTGCCGTCGCCATCATGGAAAATCATCCTCAATGGCGGCGGGCATACCACCCGTATCTGCGAACGTGTCTCGGCGCTGCTGGACGTGATCGACGCCTATTGGGCCGCCATGGACGCCGGTTACGGCCCTGCAGAAAAATCACAGGACGAGCGGAACCGCGAACGTTTAGGCGGCGTTCGTTGATTGGCGCTTGACAAAATACCTAACTTACGGGCAGCAAATTGGCCTAATGGATTTGCGCGCCCTTCGGAAACGGAGCGGCGCGCTTCGCGTTTCAGGCGACCGGCGACCGGCGTTCGGGTGGCACAACCCCCATGATCAACCCGCCAGTCCGTGCCGACCGGCCGCCTGAAAACCCAAGCAGGAACGCCGCTATTCCGCGACTCAGGTTGCGGGATGCCGCAAGCTTGGCCACTTATCGCGGCGCTCCTGCCCAACCATCCAGTGGCGCGCGCCCCAAGTGCTGCGTGTTCGACCCCGACACGGCGAGCGTCCATTCACAGCGGACTCGCCAGCGCAGCGCTTTCCCCCAATGCTCCGCGCGTCACTGGACCCTAACCAAGGAGATGAAAAAAATGGCTCGCAAGACACCGAAGAAAATCCGCAAGGCCGCAGCGAAGACCGTGAAGCACGCCAGCAAGAGCGCCAAGGTGCGCTAGACGAGCCTGGGAATTGCGGGACGCAGAGCGGCGTATTGCCGTTTACGAAGCTGACCAGGTGAGCTGACGTGCCCATCCCCAGTTATCACCCGCCGCGCTCGGAGCGCTTCTGGCTCACGCTGGGAGCGCTCCTGTTGCTGGTCATGGTGATTATCGGAATGATGCCGCTGTGACCCGCGTGGAGCGCCTCAGCCTCGCTGTGCTGGCGCTGTCGCCGTTCCTGGCGCTGTTTGCGTTTGTGGTGCTGGCGTGAGCCCGATTGTGGAGAAGTGCGCGTTGGCCGCGCAGATCGTGAGTGGGGTTCATCCGCTGAATGACAGGAAAAGCAACGCCCGTCATTTCGCGCGGCGCCTGTTGATTCACTTGCTCAAAGTTGAATTTGGCATGGGGGTTATTGAGATAGGCGATGCCATCGGGTTGGAGCGTCAGGTGGTTAGCGAGGCGTTTGAGCAAGTAAGCCGCTATTTTGATGATGTTGATGACGAGCAGATCGATATTTTCGGGCGCATGTGTCGCGAGCTTATTTGGGCGGCAAAAACTATAGCGCGACACCCGCCGCCAGCGTGTTGGTCCGATTTATATGACAGGAAGCGGGGCCGTGCGTAGAATGACAGATAACGCCACACCACTCCCTAGCGCATCCCGCCCGCTTACCACAGCCGAGAAGCAGCGCGCTGATGGCATCAAGGCGAACTACATAGGCCAAGGCCGCAAGCTCGAAGCAGCCGATTGGTGCAAAGCGCTAGGTGTGCGTTCGCCCGAAGAGGCGACAGAGATCGCGCACTTGCGCACCATCAACAAGAACGCCCCAACCGCCGAGGCCATGCGTCACGCGCAACACGGCGCCCGCAATTTCGGCGTGGCCGTGGGGCTGATCGCAGGCGCAGCGCTGATGCTCGCGGCCGGCGCCCTGTGGCTCGCTACGTACTCCACCAACTTCGCCACGTATGGCCACGAGATGGCGATTACGGGCGCAGTGACGCAGCAGCTCAACCCGCCGCAGCGTTGTATGCCGGGTGAGCATTTGTCCGACGGGCGCGTGTGCCCAGGAGGCCAGCAATGAAGCAACCGCCGGGGCTTCTGATAAATGGCTATCCTGATGGCGAGAATTTTGTTCGTCAGATCGAAAGGGTGGACCGCCGACTCGCCGCATTGCCGCGCTTTTATCGAATGAGACAATTTAAGCAAAAACGAGAATGGGAAAAACTAGCGCGAGATACGCTTTACTCAGGAGGCCAACAATGAAATCCACCAAACTTCCCGCGTCGCATGTGTCCGCGCCTGCGAAGCGGCAGCCGATGAAGCAGAGTGCGCCGAAGACGAAGCGGGCGAAGTACTGAACCGCCTTGGAATTTATCAAGAAACCAAGATGGCGAACGGGCATGGGGGCGCGAGGCCCGGCGGCGGCCGACCGAGGGGCGCTAAGTCGGTTGTCACCGAAGAGGCGATCAAGCGCGCAGGCGAGGGCGAAACGCCGCTCGAATACATGCTGCGTGTGATGCGTGACAGCAGCCAAGAATCAGACCGACGCGACAAGATGGCGATCGGCGCTGCGCCTTACATGCACGCCAAAGCCGTTGAAGTGAGCGGGCCAGACGGCGGCGACCTCAAGATGGTTACGAAAATCCAGCTTGTGGGCGGCGATGGCGTTTGAAGGCGGCGAACACAAGGTCGTCATCCCCAAAAAGCTGATACCGCTGTTTCTAGGGCCGGCGCGCTTTCGCTGTGCCTACGGCGGGCGCGGCTCGGCCAAGACGCGCACTTTCGCCAAAATGTCCGCAGTGATCGGGGCTAAGGCGGCGCAGGAGGGGCGCGAGGGCATCATTCTCTGCTGCCGCGACTACATGAACAGCCTGGACGACTCGTCACTCCAAGAGGTCAAGGCGGCCATTCACAGCGACGAGTGGCTGAGCGCGGTTTACGAGGTGGGCGAGAAGTATGTGCGCACCCGCGATGGTCGCGTAGCGTTCAAGTTCGCTGGCCTGCGCCATAACGTGGACAGCATCAAATCTAAGGCCAAGGTTATCTTGTGCTGGGTGGACGAGGCTGATCCGGTCTCTGAAGAGGCATGGGAAAAGCTGATCCCAACCGTCCGCGAAGACGACTCAGAGATTTGGGTGACGTGGAACCCAGAGCGCCACAATAGCGAAGTAGACAAGCGCTTCCGCAAGTCTGTCGAGCCCGACGTGCGCTGCCTCGAAATGAACTATCGGGACAACGAGTTCTTCCCGAGCGTTCTGGAGAAAGACCGGCTACGCGACAAGCGCGAGCGCCCCGACCAATACGAACACATCTGGGAAGGCGCTTATCGCACAGCGCAAAAGGGCGCCTACTACGCCTCCGCGCTCATGCTGGCGAAGGAAGAGGGGCGCATTGGTCGCGTGTCGCGCGATCCGCTGCTGACGATACGCACGTTCCACGACATCGGCGGGACCGGCGCCAAGGCTGATCTCTACTCGATCATCGCCGTGCAATTCGTGGCCCGCGAAATCCGCATTCTGGATCATTATAGCGCGCGCGGCCAGCCGATCGCTGAGCATGTTGCATGGATGCGCAAGCGCCGCTATGAGGCGGCACAGATCATCTTGCCGCATGACGGCGGCGACCACGACAACACAGTCGGCAAGCGCTATTTCCAACACTGGCGGGACGCGGGCTTCGACACGCCCGAGCCGCAACGCGGCGTTGGCGACGGCGTGGCGCAAGCGCCCTCGCAGCGGATCGAAGCGGCGCGACGGCTGTTCCCGATTATGTGGTTCAACGAAGACACCACGGAAGTGCTGCGCCGCTCGCTCGGCTGGTATGCGCCAAAATATGACAAGGATGGAAATGACCTCGGCCCGAATCACGATGATTACAGCCACGACGCGGACGCATTCGGGCTGATGGCGATCAAGTACAAGTCGCCTGTGGCGCATACCACGCAGCAGCCCCGTCCACGCTTTGGGACGATGGCATGACAAGAGAGCAAGCTGAAGCGCTGCTGCCCGAGCTGGTCGTGGTTAACGATAAGCTGCGCAAGTCGAAGGACCGCAGCGCCACAATCCAGCGCATCGTCACGGCGATCGATTGGGAGGCCGTGGACAACGCTGGCAACAATTTCGAGGCGGTCGTCAACGCGGTGCGTGCGGGCGTGAAACGAATGCAGGGCTAAGGGACAATAATGGGCACGCAAGTAAATCTGACCGACGGCTCAGTCGCCGAGAAGGTCATCACGGTTGGGTTGGATGGGCAGGTGCCCGCCGCAGAAGCCAGCGGCTCGACGGCAGGCAATCAGACCGCAGTGCAAGCGCCCGTGGCGCCCGCCACAGCGACAGCTACTAAGTCCGAGTTGGCAGGCACGATCAGCCACACCACGTCGGCGTCGCGCACTGACGGGCAGCAGAGCGCGTTGGAGGCGGACCTTAAGGGCAACGTCAAAACCTCGATGTACGAGGTGGACTCAACCACGCCGATCAGCTTCGCACCGCCTTCGACGGGCACAAAATCCAACGTCAATGACGGCGCCTCGAGCGTCACCATCCTCGCGGCGAACGCCGCACGCAAAGGCGCGACGTTCTGGAACGATTCCACTGCGGTTCTGTACCTTGATCTGAGCGGCGGCACAGCGACAGCGACCTCGTGCAGCGTGAAGCTTGGCGCAGATGAGTTCTATGAGTTGCCCGACAACGGTAAGCGCGGCGTTTACACCGGATTGATTACTGGCATCTGGGCGTCCGACCAGTCCGGCGCGGTGCGCGTGACGGAGTTCACCTGATGCCGCTTTCTAGATTTGTGGCGCCGCCAACCGCCGCCACACTCGTTACAACGCCAGGTGCTAACAGCGTCACCGTTCCGGCGTGGGCCAACCTAGTTGAGATTGACGCCATCTCTGGCGGTCAAGGCGGCGCGGGCGGACACGCGACTGGCGGCGGCGGCGGCGGCGGCGCGGCTGGCGGGTTTATGAAAGGCTATCGCGTTCGCGTCACACCCGGCGCAACACTTACGGTCACAGTCGGCGCCAAGGGAACGGGTGGCGCAATTGGCGCTTCTGGCGGGCAGTCTGGCGCTACGACCATTACTGGTGCGCTTGATGCGATTCCGGCCTTAGGAATTGCCACCGTTCCTACGGCAGGCGCTGCTGTAAATGGCGGCAACGGCGGCAACGGCACAACCAACCCCGGCACGGGCAGCGGTCAGTCTTCCGGCGGCGCTGGCGGCGCAGCGGCCGGCGCCATTGGCGCGGCGTGGACAAACACTGCGCAATTTCCGGCGTCGTGTTCTGGCGGAAGTGGTGCGGGAACCGGCGGCGGCGGCGGCGGTGCAGCGCGCAATTTCACTAGCGCAACCGCCGTAACGGCTGGCGGAGCAAATATTGGCGGTGGCGCAGGCGGGGGCTCCGTATACGGTGAGGGCGGCGTTGGCGGCGCAACAGCGAACCCCGGTATTGCGGCAGCCTCAACGTCTTACGGCGCAGGTGGCGGCGGTGGCGGTCAGAATGGCGCGGGCGCGAATGGCGCGGACGGCTGCGTGCTGTTGCGGTTCCTGCCGTACTAAATGGCTCTAGCCTACGACGCTCCATCGTCGCACGCGGAAGACGGCGGCAAGAAGCGCAGCGCGTCGGACCAAGCGGAACGCGAAGACAAGCTGCTGCGTGCGCTGAAACTGGAAGAACACGACGCGCTCGGATTCCACCAATCCGAAGTGGTGACGCAGCAGATCGAGGCGCTGCAGCGTTATTTCGGCGAAACGTACGGCGACGAGGAAGACGGCCGCAGCCAGGTGACGACCCGCGAAGTGTTCGAGGTCATCAATTGGCAGCTGCCGGATTACCTTCGCGTGTTCAGCGAAGGCGGCAATGTCGTCACGCTGGAAGCCAACAGCCCCGACCAGGAAGAGAACGCGCGCCAAGCCGCGGACTATCTGTTCTGGATATTCTTCAGCGACAATCCCGGTTACCAAATCCTCCGCGACGTGTGCACCGATGCGATGTTGCACCGGGTCGGCTACCTCGCGTGCTATTGGCGCGACAGCGAATACAGCGCCCCGCAAAAGCTGAGCGGGCTGAACATCGCCCAGGTCATGCAATTGCAGCAGGACCAATCCATCGAGATTGTGGCGCACGACTTCGACAAGGAAACCGAGGCTGGCGGCATCGACCTGGTTGTAAAGCGCGTCAAGAAAGCCGCCCGCGTCGAGATCACGGCGATTGCGCCGGAGGACATGCGGCTCAACGGCCGCGCCGTCTCGATCGATAAGGCGCGCTACGTGGGCCGGGTGCTGCGTATGCTGCGCGGCGAGGCGTGCCGGCTGTGGCCAGACAAAGAGGACGAAATCTATGGAGCGTCATCGGCTGGTGGCGCTGCGGACGGGAATATCCGTCGCAGTGACGACGTTAGACAAGAGCGTTTCCAAGACGACCGCAACGACTACAAAACGCCATCAGACCCTGCCTCAACGGAGATTGAAGTCCTTGAGGAGTACATCCGCCTCGACTTAAATGATGACGGCTATCCTGAAGTGATCCGCGCCTATCGCATTCAGAACACCATCCTGGAAGAAGAAGAAGTAGAGGAAAACCCGTTCGCGGTGTGCAGCTATCGCCCCGTGCCGCATCGGTTCATGGGGCTCTCGGTGCACGATATCGCGGCTGACTTGCAGCGGATCAGCACTGTGATGATGCGGGCTGCACTCGATGCGACCTATCAGGGCGTGGTGGTCCGCGAAGCGTACGACAAGAACAAGGTGGACCTGGAGTCGCTGCTGGCCACGTACAGCGGCGCTAAGGTGGGCGTCGATGGTCCGCCGGGTGATTCGATCATGCCGCTGGTGGCGAGCAACGGCCCGGCGGAATCGGCTATGGCGATGCTCCAGCTGGTCAAGGAGCGGGTTGGCGACCGCACCGGCTCGTCGCGTGAGACCCGCGGCCTCGACAGCGAAGCGCTCAACGACACTCACAGCGGCGTGGCGCTGTCCAAACTGCAGATCAACGCCGATGCACAAAAGGAAATGACGGCGCGCAACATTGGCGACGGCCTCGCTGGCCTCTTTAACAAAATGTACCGCATGGTGTGTCGCCACCAGAACCAGCCGAAACAGGCGCGGGTGGGCGGCAAGTACTGCACCTTCGATCCGCGCGCATGGGACGCAGGGCTCAGCGTGTCGGTGTACGCCGGCGGCGTGAATCGGGAGCACACGCTGGTGGGCCTGCAAATGATCGGCATGGAGCAGGACAAGGTGCTAGCGTTCGCCGGCGCCGGCAATCCCAACGTCACGGTCAAGAACCGCTACGCCTACCAGGAAGAGTTGACGCGCCAGGCCGGCTACAAGTCGGCGGCGCCGTACTTCACTGACGTGCCGGATCAGCCCGTGATGGGGCCGGACGGTCAGCCGCAGGTTGATCCGCAGACCGGGCAGCCGAAGATGCAACCGTATCAGCCGCCGCCGCGGCTGGACCCGCAGATGGCCAAGGTGCAGGCGGATGCGGCGGCCAACCAGGCCAAGCAGCAGCAGGACGCACAGACGGCCGCGGCGCAGTTGGAGCTGAAGAACAAGGAAACGACGGCCACGCTGATCCTGTCGGACAAGCAAGCCAAGATGAAGTTGCAGCAGGACGCCGCAGCGTTCGCGCAGCAACAACAGCTAGCCCAAGAAAAGGCCGCCGCCGAACTGCAACTGGCGCAAAATCAGCAAGCGGCGGAAGCCGCATTGGCGCAGCAGGCCGCCGACCGTCAGTACGATTTGGCGCTGCGTGAGCTGGCCATGAAGCGCGAGATCGCGATGTTGGAATTGCAGCAGAAGCGTGAGATGCATGCCGAGCAGCTGGACGCGCAGACCGAAATGCACAGCGAGAAAATCGACGCCACCGTGTCGATGAACGAGACCAAGGTCGCGGCGGACGCCAAGATCAAGAAGAACCGCCCTGGGGGTGCGTTAGATGAATAACCCCACGCGGGCCGACCGCATCGCCCAACTTAGCGAAGCGCTGGCGCTGGTCGCTGACGCCCGCACCATGTCCACCACCACGATGTGGGCGCAGGCATGGGATTTGTACGAACGCGAACTGATCGAGCGGATGCTGAAGTGCGAGGCCGCCGACGACATCAACCGTTATCGCTTGCAGATCGCTATTGAGGCCGCGCGGCATGCGCGCCGGGCGATCGAGCACGCAACCAAAACTGAGTCCGGTTTGACAAATGAGCTGGACGTTCTTGAGGGTCGGAAAAAGAACCCGATCGAAATCGTGAGATAGGCGGCAAAAGCCAATGTCGATGGACACCGAAATCTTTGATGAAAGCGACGGCGCGTTAAATGATGCTGTCGCCAAAATCACAGCGAAACTAACGGGCGGCCAAGCGCCTGCGAAAGAAGATACGCGCAAGAATAGCGCGAATGCGGACGCAACCGAATACGACGGCTCTACCGATTTGGAGCAGTTGGAGGGGGAAGCGGCCGATGCGAAGGCGGGGGAAGATCAGACCGCCGAGAAGACGGAGCCTGATGGCGAAGACGGCGCGAAGGCCGATGCTGAGGGAGACGAGATTTTCGAATTGCCAGCCGAGAAGGAAGGCGACGAGCCGGTCAAGATGACTAAGGCCGAAGCCATCGCGGCGATTCGAGCACAACGCCAGATTCAAGGGGACATTGCGAACGTCATCAATCAGGCTGAGGCGAAGTACCAGCAAGAGCAGGACACGATCATCGACGAGATTGCTAAGGCGCATGACGTAGTGATCACACGAGCGGAGGCGGCGTTAAAGATGATGCCGCGCCCGCTCATGCCGTCCGAGGCGTTGCTGGACGTCAATAGCCAATATTACAATCCAGAACAGTACCACCTGCAAAAGATCAACTATGACCGTCAGGTCGATGTGATCAAGCAGGTGCAACAAGCCCATGCCGACGCCTCGAAGCAAAAGGCGGAAGCGCTAACGGTGGCTGACCAAATCCAGAACTCCCGCGAGCACGAGCGGCTTTCTCGTGTGAAGGGGTGGGAGGATTGGAAGGACAGCGCCAAGCGCGAAACGCGCGCTACCGCACTCATCAAGGATGCCGAGGAAGTGCTCGGCATCCCGCCCGAAGTGCTGGCCAAGATGCCGTTTCACCACAAGCTGATGGTCAATCTCGACAAGCTCATCAAGGCGGAAAAGGCCCCAGTGAAGGCGGTTGAGGTGAAGAAAGCCATTCAGGAAAAGGCGCCGAAGATGGTCAACGGCCAAGCGCCGACACCACCTCGGGCAAAGAATGGGCAATTCATAAACGAAGCGCGCAAGGAATTGCGTGACACTGGATCGACCGACGCGTTCGCAAATTATCTCCTGAAATCTGGCGCTCTCAAGCAACGCTGAGCGCGCCCTGAAATACGGGCGCCCTCGCTTATGAGGACGCCATGGTTACTACCCAAACACAGACCTATCGTCAGATCGGTATCCGCGAGGACCTGAGCGACGAAATTTACGACATTACGCCGATGGAAGTGCCGTTCTTCACGTCGCTTCGCAAAGGCGCCGCCGCCAAAAACCGCTTCATTGAATGGCAGACCGATGCGCTCGCGTCGGCGTCCGGCACCAATGCGGCGGTCGAAGGCGCTGACCCGACCGCGCTGACGTTCACGCCGACCACTCGCCTGCGCAACTATACGCAGATTTGGGCGAAGGCGATCAACGTGTCGGGCACGGCGAACGCCGTGACCACTGCCGGCCGCGAACAGGAATTGGCGTATCAAATTGCCAAGCGCGGCAAGGAAATCAAGCGCGACATGGAGACCAACCTGTGCGGCAACTATGCCTCATCGGCCGGCACCTCCGCAGCGGGCCGCAAGTCGGCCGGGTTCGAGGCCTGGATCACCGCCAACTCGATCTATGGCGGCACGGCGGGCATCACCGATGGCGCCAACGGCGGCTTCACGGCGGCCGGCACGGTCACCGCGGCGGTCGACGGTTCGTCTTCGAATCTGCGCACCATCACGGAAGCTATCCTGAAGTCGGCAATCAAGCTGGCGTGGGTGGCGGGCGGGCAACCGTCCATCATCATGGTCGGGCCGCGCAACAAGCAGCGCATCTCGGCCTTCGCCGGCATCACCACCAAGTACAGCGACTTCGGCAACGCGGCGACGCCCTCCGTGCTGACCATCGTTGCGGCGGCCGATCTCTACTTGTCGGACTTTGGCAAGCTCAGGGTCGTGCCGAACCGCTTCTCGCGGGAACGCACGGCGATGATCATCGACCCCGAATACTGGTCGCTGCACTATCTGCGGCCGTTCAGGGTGTTCGAACTGGCGCAAACCGGCGACGCCGAGAAGCGAGAGCTTCTGGCCGAGGCGACGTTGTGCTCCAAGAACCAGGCGGCGTCCGCGAAGATTGCGGATATGTCTTCGTAACGAGGTTGACCACTCGGCAGAAATGCTGAGTATCGGGCGGTCAGCGATGGCCGCCCGATTTGGGTTTTTAAGGGAGACGACATGACCATCCTCTTCGACATCTGCCCGCTGACCGGCGCGGTGGAGACGTTCGATTACAACGCGGCGGAAAAGAGCTACACGATCACACGCACGGAGAACGTGGACGCCATCCTCGATCTGAACGCCGCGAGCTACAACCAGGGCATGGCCAAGGACGCCACCTGGCGCGGCGACGACAATGACTTCTGGCATGTAGGGCGCGTGCCGTTGACCGAGTTGCAGCGTTGGCTCAATGAGTTCAACGCGTCGCGTGCGCCTGCCGACAAGATTTATTCGTTTCTCGAAGAGAATGAGGAGTGGGAGTGTTTCATGTATGGCCGCTGGAATGACGCGGATTACCGCAAGCTGAAAACGGCGCCGGTGAACTTCAAGTGACTGGCCTAGACCGTCAAATCGCGTGCGGACGGCTGCACATGTTCTTACGCCATATTCGCCAGTCAGGGCGTCGTAGCGGACGGCTAGTTTAGCATGAAGAAAATCCGCACCGAAACCGAAAAGCTGGTCGAGCTGATGCAGCGCGCCTCGGAAGCGCGCGACACTATGAAGATGCTGACCAGCGCCGACGAAATCCTGCGCCGCGAGCCAGCCAATGTGGACGCCATGTTCGTGGCGGGAACGGCGATGCTGCACGGCGGCCAGGAGGGGCTCGCATGCATCCTGCTCAACGCGGCGCGTTGCGCCACCAACGACAAGATCAAGCTTGGCGCGATCTGGAACAATATCGGCTTTGCGCTACAGAACTATCAGCCCGAGGAAAGCTACCGCGCCTTCAAGGAAGCGCTGAAGTACGGCGATGCGCCGGCGGGCATGTACGACAATCTGTGCAACGTGGCCTCGCAGATCGGCCGCCACAGCGAGGCGCTGGATTGGGCCGAGAAGGCCGGCAAGGGCTGGGACACAGCCCATAACCGCGCCTTCGCCATGCTACACCTGGGACGCTGGGATGAGGCGTGGACGCTCTACAAATCGACAGCGGGCAATGAAGAGGTTCGCCCCAAAACCTCACGCAGCTACGATCTGCCGCGCTGGAAGGGGCAAAAGGGCTGTAAGTTGATCATCCACGGCGAACAGGGCGTGGGCGACGAAATCATGTTCATGTCGATGGTCCCGGCGGACTTCGACGGCGTCATCGAGTGCTCACCGCGCATGGACGGCATCTTGCAACGGTCGTTTCCGAAGGCCAAGGTTTACGGGACGCTGCTACAGAACTACATTGAATGGCCGCTTGTGGAAAAAGCGGACTACCACATTGAGATGGGAGGATTGGGTGAGTATTTCGCGCAGGAACCTTTTGCTCGGAGCGGCTTCCTTACCGCTGATCCCGCTCGTTGCGCCGCTTGGCGCGCTTGGCTTGCAGCAAATGAATCCGCGCAATTTTCACAACGAGGGTCCGATAGCGCTAGGCGAATTGGCGGTGAGTCACCGCACGGGCGCGCTCAAGGTGTGGGACGGCAAAAAGTGGGAATTAGCTGGACTGGCGGAACTTGGGCGACAGGGCGCTCCAAGCGGACGCTCTCTTTTGACCTGGCATCAAAAATCATCGCCGATCACCCCAACGTCACTTGGGTAAACCTCGAATACGAAGACCGCCGTGAGGAGCTAGAAGCGTTCCCGCAAGTGCTAAACCCGCATTGGGCGACCAAGAAGGGCGCCGACATGGATGATTTGGCGGCACTCACAGCGTCGCTGGACTTGATCATCACGGCGACCAATTCGACGGCGGACATGGCCGGCGCGCTCGGCGTGCCGACCTGGGCGCTGGTGCCGCACAATCCGCCGTGGCGCTACAGCGATGCGGCAGCGCCCGCTAGTCAAGACGCCATGTGGTTTTACGAAAGCGTGCGGACGTTCCGCCAACGCGGCGACGAGGACGGCGATTGGAGCAACGTGATCAAGCGCGTGTCGGTGGCGCTGGCGCAGATGCAATTGAAGGCCGCCGCATGATCGAACGCCCCGGCGTATTTATCCACCCCATGGCAGTGGTGCATGATGACTGCAAGATTGGTAATGGTACGCGTATCTGGCAGTTCGCGTCGATTATACGTGGGGCGCGACTTGGAAAAGATTGCGTGGTGGCTTCTGGTGCCTGTTTTGACGGTAGCGTCGCAGGTGATCGCACCATCCTCTGTCACAACTTGGCTGCGGGTCCCGGTTTCAAGCTCGGGTCCGATGTCTTCATTGGGCCGAACGTAACGCTAGCGAATGACGCCTGGCCGCGCGCTAACAAAGACGGTTTCGACACAGACGCGTTCGATGGCGGGTGGGAAGGCAGTAAATGGGCGATCATCATTGATGATGGCGCAAGCGTGGGCGCTAACGCAGTGGTGCTGGCGGGCGTGCACATCGGTAAGGGTGCGATGATCCCAGCGGGCGCGGTGTGCGCCAAGGACGTGCCGGATGGGCATATGCTGTTGTCCAACGGCACGGTGTTTCCGATTGGCGACGAGAGCCAAAAGAAGCGCATGCGGTTTGCGTCCGATCTGGTGCGAACACCGACATGGGCCGAGAGCATTCGCGATCCAGTAAACAGCTTCAGTATTTTTGCCAAAGATGCAGTGCTGGGTGTGAAAGAGCGATGATCACCATCGCGACGCTGCTGTGGGACGCGACGCCAGAGAGCTTCAGCTTCTCCCGTTGCTACACCGACGAATGGGTGGAGAAGCTTTATGCAGGCTTCCGTCGCAACCTTACGCTTCCATTTCGCTTCGTGTGTTTCACCGATCGCGCACGCATATTCAGCCCAGGCATCGAGACGCAATGGCTCGAAGGTGAGCCGTCTTATGCAAGTTGTATTGAGCCGTACAAACTGGGCGAGCCGATGATCCTGGTGGGCCTCGATACCATCGTGGTTGGCAATTGCGATCACCTCGCTGCCTACGCTATCGGCGGCAAGAAGCTGGCCGTGCCGCGCGACCCGTTCTTCCCTGAGAAAGTCTGCAATGGCGTGGCGCTGGTGCCGCACGGCTGCCGCCGCATTTATGATGACTTCAAAGGCGGCAACGACATGGAATGGATACGCCGGCAGGACGTGGCGGTGATCGACGACATTTTTCCGGGGCAGGTTTGCTCGTGGAAAGGTGCTATCAAGCGCGATGGGCTCACTGACGATACGCGCATTGTGTACTTTCATGGATTGGGAAAACCACATGAACTGATGCATGTTGGCTGGATCGCGCGCCATTGGCGCACTGACGAAGCAGCGGAGAAGGCGGCGTGACCCTCTCCACTTTTGGGACTCTCAAATCAGCCGTGGCAAGTTGGGCCTACACCGGCGGCGGCGTCACCGCGGCGCTGGTGGGAACGGACTTCTTCCCGCAAGTGCAGTCGCAGATGTATTACGGCGACGGGCAGGACATTAAGCCGCTGCGCATCCGCGCCATGGAAAACGAATCGACGGTGACGCCTGCGAGCGGCGGTGTCATCACGATCTCAACGGGCATATCCACAACGTGGCTGGAGTTCATCGACCTTGTGCCGACAGCGAGTGGCAGTTCGTCGCTGAATTATGTGGAGCCGTGGCAGTTCCGCAAAATGGCCAACGCGCTCGCCGACACCACCAGCCCGCAATACGTTTACACCATCGAGGGCGACAAGCTTTCGTTGGCGCCGGCATCGGTCGGGCCGATCAAGATCAAGTGGCTGGAGAAGTTCACGGCGGTGAGCGCCGACAGCGACACCGACTGGATCATCTTGAACGCGCCGCAGGTGTATCTCAACGGCTGCTTGATGCACGCTTGCGCTTACACTGACGACGACCGCGAAGCGGCGTTCCGCACCAAGTTCGCGGCGGCGATTCGGGCGCTCAATCTCAATGACAAGCAAGCGCGCGCATCGGGCGCGCGGCAAGTGGCAAGGCCGAGGGTGGTGGTGTGAGCGTCGCAGAAGTGGCAGCAGAAGCGCCAGTCAACACCGCCCCGAAACGCATCTTCGGCGAAATCACCCGGCAATCAATGGAAGACAACGCGCAGCTTGCGCGCCTCGTGATGAAGCTAGTGCAGGACGCTTGCGCCAAGAGCGCCAAGCGCTTCGGCAGCCTCACCGTAAACGATGTGGCCTCGGGGCTGGTCAGCGGCCGTTTCCGCCTGTGGGGCGTCATGGAAGCCAAGGACGCCACATTGAAGTGCATCGCCGTGAGCGAAGTGCGTGACGGTGTGTTCGACATCCGCACGGTGGGGCCTGACATCGAGGACATGGCGGAATTTCTGCCGATGTTCGAGAGCATCGCGCGCGGGGGGCATTGCGAGCGGGTGGCGATCACCGGCGTGCCGCGCTTCCGTCCATTCCTGGGGCGCGGTTGGTTCGAACGCGAAATCCGCTTCGAGCGCATGGTGAATGTCCCAGCTAGTTAAACTGAAACTGCCGCCGGGACTGGCGCGGCCAGGCACGCTCTACGAGACGGCGGGACGCTGGTATGCGTCCAATTTCGTGCGCTGGAACCAGGGCAACATGCAGCCGATCGGCGGCTGGGCGGCGCGCATCGCCACGCCGATGACCGGCAAGCCACGCGCCATGCACACGTGGCGCGACAACAACTCGACCCGTTACATCGCGGTCGGCACTGAGCAGAAGCTTTACGCGGCTACGCCGTCACTGACGGCGATGGTGGACATCACGCCCGCGGGCTTCACCACAGGCCGCGCCAGCGCCACGGCGGCGGCGGGTTACGGCTCTGGGCTTTACGGCGTCGGCACTTATGGCACGGCGCGCACCGACTCGGTGAGTATCCAAGACGCCAGCATGTGGACGCTGGACAATTTCGGCCAATACCTCGTCGGCTGCATGAGCGACGACGGCAAGGCTTACGAATGGCATCTTGATACTGGCACGCCGACACCGGCCGCGGCTATCTCGGGGGCGCCCACGGGCAATTCGGCGTTGTTCGTGACGCCGGAGAATTTCGTGGTGCTGCTCGGCGCCGGCGGCGATCCGCGCAAGGTGCAGTGGTGCGACCAGGGCGACGACACGACCTGGACGCCGACTTCGATCAACCAGGCGGGCGACGTTAACATTCAGAGCCAATCGCGGCTGATGTGTGGAATATCGACGCGCTCGATTTCGCTGATATTCACCGAACTAGACGTATATGTGATGCAATATGTCGGCCTGCCCTACGTTTACACAGTGGACCGGCAGGCAGAAAACGCCGGCATCATCAGTCGCGGCGCTGTGGTGACCCGCGACAGTCGCGCCTGGTGGATGGGTAATGCTAACTTCTTCATGTGGGATGGCGGCTCAGCGCAGGTGATCCCGTGCGAGATTTACTCGGCGGTGTTCGAGAACATGAATGCGACGCAGCGATCGAAGATCATCGCCGGCGACAATCCGAAGTTCAATGAAATCTGGTGGGCGTACCCGTCGTCGGCATCGACAGAAAACGACACCATCGTAGTCTACAATCACCTTGAAAACACCTGGGCGATGCATGCGCTGGAGCGTACCGCGATCACCCACCGTAACGTGTTCGCCAACCCGATCATGGCGTCGAGCACGGATGGGCTGCTCTATGACCACGAAACCGGCACGACTTGGGACGGAACACAGCCCTACGCGACTAGCGGACCTTATGAGCTTGGCAATGGCGACCGGCTCATGCGGGTGAACACGCTGGCGTTCGATGAAGGTACGCAAGGCGACGTGACGGTGACGGTGTACGGTTCGAATTTTCCACAGCAATCGGAGACGACATACGGGCCTTACTCGTCGCCGAACCTGGTCGATTGCCGCATCGCAGCGCGCAAGTTGCGCATGATGGTGACGTTTCAGTCCGGCAGTGGGCGCTGGGGTACGCTGCGCGCGGATACGCAACCGGGAGCATATCGCTATTGACTTATGTTGAGAAACTGCAAGCCGCCGATTGGGACGTGCGCGACATGCCTGACCGCATCCTGCTGCGCCGCGTCGGCAACAGCAACGATGCGTGGGCGACGGTGATGAAGAACGCCGACGGCATGCTGCATTTGGTCAAGGATCGCTCGGCTTTTCACCGGCAACTGGCGGCGGACATTGCGCGTGAGCCGGAAGTGATTGCCGAGGGCGCCGACTACGTGCCGCGGACTTACGGCTCGTGAACAACCTCCCGAGCGCGCCTGACAAGTACGACGCGACCAACGAACAATCGACGCGCAACCGGTTGCAAGAGGCGGACGACCAGAACTGGAAGCGCCGTGCCGTGGTGCGGCCGGTGCGGTTTGAGCTGCAGGACACGGTTACCGGCCAATTTTACGTGATCACCATCGCCTCTGGCGCTTGGGTGTTGACGCCGATCGCATGAGCCACGCAGCAGACGAACCCTTCGAGCGCGCGGTGACGGCGCTGAAGCTGTCGCTGGGGCCGCGCTCGCTGGTGACCATTGACGACATGCGCGCGCAGATCGCAGCAAGCCAGGGGCATTGCCTGACCACGCCGCGTTCGGTGATTTACGTGACCATTGAGGATTACGAACGCAGCGGCGAGCGCGTGGCCCAAGTCGGCCCCGCCGCTGGCGACCTCGATGAGATCATGGAAGCGCTGCCGCACATGGAAGCCTGGGCGCGCGCTGAGGGCTGCACGCAAGTGCAGGTGCACGGACGCCGGGGCTGGGTCCGTGCACTGACTGCGAGCGGCTACGAAGAACACGCAACCATCGTCAGAAAGCTGTTGGACTAAAATGGGCGGCTCAACCAGACAATCGACGCACGCGACCACCTCGACTACGCCACAAGTGCCGTCGTGGGAGCAAACGCCGTTCCAGAATTATTATGCCCAAGTCGGCGGGCTCTCGAACGACCCGTCGAACTACACGACGCCCGCAACAGGCAATCAGACCGCCGCTTTCGCCGCCGCAGGGCAGCCCGATCCAGGCACTGCGGCGATGCAAAACCTGACCAATTGGCAGGGCCAGCAAGTCGATCCGGCAACCATCGCGGGCACGGATTTGTCGCCGTACATGAACCCGTTTCAGAGCCAAGTGACGGACGCGACGTTGAACCAATTCGGCCAAGGCAATGCGTTGGGGCTTAATCAGTTGCGATCATCGACGCCGACTGGCGCCTTCAACGGTTCGCGACAGGGCGTGGCGGAAGGTCAGCTGACCAGTGACAACATGCGAACGCTCGCCTCAACGCTGGCGGGGCTTAACAGCGCCAACTTCAGTCAGGCGCAAGGTGCTGCCGGCCAAGACGCAGCAACCCGCAACAATGTGGCGCAAGGCAACCAGTCCGCAGCGCAGAACGCTGCTGCATTGCGGCTGGGCTCCGCGGGTGCGGCGTCGGAAAACAGCCGGGCCAACATCGCGCAGCAAGCCGACCTCGGCGCACAGGAGCGCGCCATCAACAGCCAGAACAATCCGAACGTGGCACGGCTATCGTTCATGCAGGCGCTGCAAAGTCTGCTCGGGCAGAATCCGGCCATGTATGCGGGCAGTCGCGGTACGGCGGATCAGACCAGCAAAACAAGCACGTCGCCGGGGCTTGGTGACATTCTCGGCACATTGTTTTCGGCTTTTGGCGGCATGTCGGGCAACCCGTTCGCGTTGGGTAAAGGCTAATGGGCACGATTGGCGCGATGATGCAGCCACAGGCGCCCGTGGCGCCATCCGCTGGGCTAAACACATTGCAGGGCGCGTACGGCTACAAGCCCACGCAGCCCCAAGGCGGCATGCTTGGCGCGCTCGGCGGCATGTTCAATGATCAGAACCGTGGCCGCAATCTCCGCATCATCGGCGCGGCGCTGCGCCAAATCTCGCACCCCGAAGCCAACAGCTTAGACGACCTCCTCGCGCAGTTGGACCAAGAGCGCCAGCAACAGACGCAGGCCGCGTGGCAGCAGACGCTGCAACAGCATCAGCTGGGCGAGTGGAAGCAACAGGATCAGCAGACGCAGGACGAGGGCGCGCTCGCTGATCAAGCGCCAGAAAGCATTCGTCCATTTGCGCATGTGGCGCCGCACGAATACGCGACCGGAATACTAGGCGCTTCACTTCACCCGCAGATGCGTACGCTGTCGCCGCAAGAGGTTCGCGCTGCTGGCTTCCAGCCCGGGACGGTCGTGCAAGTGAACCCAGCGACGGGCGAATATAACGTGCAGCAGAACCCCTATCATCCGCCAGCGGCAATGATGGGTAATGGCACGGATGGAGGCGCCTTCACACCGAACCCGGCTGGTGTTGCACCGCCCGCGGTTGGCTCAATTGAGGAGGGCTACCGTTACAACGGCGGCGATCCCGCCGACCCTAACTCTTGGTCGCGAGTGAGATAAGATGCCGCCGTGGGATAGATACGCCGCTCAACAAACTCAGGCTCCACAATCGCCTGCGCCTCCGCAATCACTCGCCCAGCGTGGCACGCAAGTGCAAGGGGCGTGGGGTCAGCGCGCGCAGGCGCAGGGCGCATCTCGGGTTCAGCAGCGTCAAGAGCAAAGCGGCGCCGAAGAAATTGGCGACGTGAGCGGCCAGGCGCAGCTTTTGCATGGTCTTGGTCAAGCGCGGCGGATCATCGATAGTGGCGCACCGACCGGACCGCTCGCGCCGGAAGCGCTGGCCATCGGCCGACAAGCGCACATTAGTGCGCCGTGGGCGCAGGGCTATGTTGGCATTCCAAACGACTACGACGTTGAGCGCCTCGGCACCCTGGAAAAAGTGTCTGGCCTCATGGCGAACGTCATGCAGGGTCAAGGCAGCGGGCAAAGCGACCAGGCATCGCGCGAATCGCTCCGTAATTCTCTCTTCGGCATTGATAAGGATGCGCCGACCAATCGGCAAAACGTCAACTACATCACCCAGCAAGTCATTGGCGATCTGCTGGCGGCGCGTGTGCGGCAAGCGTGGCGCAGTCGTTATGGTGATGTGAACGCCGTTGATCCGGCGACAGGCATGAACGCAACGGACTACACGGTTCAGCTTCGCTCGCAATTGCCAACCGATGCGTCGGAGTTTGAGCACCCGGAACGCTATCGCACGCGCGTGGTGTTGCCGAATGGCGCGAACTTTGATTTGCCCGAACTGCAAACATCTATTCGCGGCATTGCCAGCCTGCTTCGTGGCGACGGTGATTTTTCTTCACCGCACGGAAATAGCCGAGCGTCACCCCCACATGGCGCGCAGCAAGGACAGGCGGCGCCTACGGCGCGTAGCGTCCAGCAAATGAGCGACGCAGAACTGCGGCGCATCGCCAATGGCGGCCGGTAAATGGTGACGGCCGCAGAGGCGCAAGCGGAGCTAGCAAGGCGAGCCGCCGCACCTACTCAGGGCGGCGTCACGCCGGCGCAAGCACGTGCGGAATTGGCTCGCCGTGCTCGCCCGCCGAGTACGTTAGAACAGCCACGCAACAATACGCCGCTCGTGCCTGGCGGCGTTAATAACTTTCAGTCGCCGGTCATGGCATCTTTAGCAAGAGACGGCCCAGATGGCGGCCATGCTCCGGCTGCCGCCGCAGAACTCGATCGCCGTCAGCAATGGGCGAGCAATCCAGACTATTATCGCAACCGAGCGCGCATCGCGACTTTCGCGCACGGCGGAACATTTGGTCTACAAGATGAGCTGACCGGCGTGGCCGGTGGCGTGATTGACGCACTGAAGGCGGCTGGTGAGCCGTCTCTAGGCCCTGGCGATGATCTGCCGGCCCGACTCACGCGGGGATTTCGGAGTGGTTACCAAGACGTCGCCAACGAAGTACGCGGTGACATCGCGCAATATCGTCGCGAGAATCCTGGTGAAGCAACTGGCGTTGAATTGGCGGGCGGCGTGATGTCGCCAGCCAATCGCTTGCTGGGGCCATTAGTGAGTCGGCTGCCGTTTGGCGGTATGCTGACGCGCGCAGCGGCAGGCAAAGGCTTGTCGGCATGGCTCGCGCAAACCGCGCAAGGCATCGAGGGCGGCGCTATTGGTGGCGGCGCTTATGGCTTCAACGCGGGCGACGGCGATCTACCGGAACGGCTGCAAAGCGCCGGACGGGGCGCGGAGGTTGGCGCGACTTTAGGCGCCGTCGCTCCAACAGCCATTAACCTTGCGCGACCTGTTGCCGGGGCGGTTGCGCAAAGTGGGCGGGCGCTGTGGCGTAACTTGCCTATTCCAGAACCAAGCACCGTGGGCGCCCTGGGCGGCAATCTTCGCCTTGCATCTGGCGGCAATAACGGGCGTCCGCAGATTCCGGGCGCTGCCATCAATGCAATCGACAGCCTGGCACAGCGGACACGGATGTCGGCGGCGGATTTTGAGCAGGCTGCAAACGATGCGCGCGCCAATCCACAGGGCCAAGCCGTGGTTGACATATTCGGCGACGCCGGCACACGGGCGCTGCGGCCGATTGTGCAGGCGCCGGGCGAGACTGGAACCGAGGCGCAGCACTTTATCAGAGACCGCTTTCAGCAGGCGCACAGCCGCATTATCGGCGGTTTGCAGAGAGGGCTTAACGTGGGCGAAACCCGCACGCAGGCGCTTGATCGGCTTAACGGTGAATACTCGCGCGCTAGCGCCGAGAATTACGGTCCGACGCTTAACCAGCCGACCACGCCGGAGATGGCTGCGAACCTGAGCCGCGACATCGGCGAAACCGATATGAAGCTGCCGATTATGCGCCAAGCGCGGCGGCGTGCGGAAGGGCTATTTGAGGTGGACCGCGCCAACGGCGAGGTGAGTGGTGAAATCAACGATAGCCTGCCGCGGTTCATGCATTACCTAAAAATGGGTCTAGATGACGCCATTGGCGCTGAGCGTCGTAATCCAACTGGTATGCAGGCAACGGCGCTTCGCGGCGTCATGCAATTGCGCGGACGACTATTGCAAGCGATGGACGCGCACATTCCTGGATACGCGCAAGCGCGCGCGCGCTGGGGTGGGCTGGCGAATGCAGAAGAAGCGCTAGACACTGGCGCTGAGTTCGTCGGCCAATCGCCGGAAAGCGTGCGGCAAACATTTTCGCGCATGACGCCATTCGAGCGTGACCACGCCCGCATCGGCTTCGTTGACGAAATCCGCCACGCCACACGCGGCGGCGTTAACCGTAACGTGAACGTGGCGCGCGCGTTGGACGATCCAGAACTGCAACAAACCATTCGGGTGCTGTTCGATAATCCGCAGCAGGCGGCGCAGTACCTTGAAGGAACGGTAAACACACAATATCGGCTCATGGAAAATGCCTCGCAATGGCGAGGCGGGTCTTCCACATTCGCTAACATGGCGCATGGTGACGACAGCGCCATGTCGATTCTTGGCGATACAGCATCCGCTGGACATGCTGGTGGGCCAATGGCCGCGGCTGGACGCTTTGGGCATCGCGTACTGAACACGGTGACGGCCGGTGCAGTGGAGCGCGGCAATAATCAAATTGGCAGCGCGCTACTGACGCGTATCGACAGCGGCGATAGTAAAGCGTTCACGGATGAGGTGGCGCGCATCTTAAGGCAGCGGCAAAGCGCGCGCGCGCGCGCGGCAGCTGCGTCTCGTGTGGCTGGCGGCGCCGCTGCATCGTTGCCAAGGCGCAATACCGACACGCAATGACCGACACGCTAGGCGACTTGATCGCGCAAATCGTCGGCCCCAGCGCCGCGAGCGCGCCACTCTCAGTGCAGGCCGCACGCCGCACGCCATGGCTCAATCCGCACGTGATGCTGCCTGTGAACGGCGCCGCGTCAGGTCCGCAAGGCAACGCACAGGACCAAATGGCGGGCGCTTACGCGCCGCAACCGGGCGGGCGCTACATCGGCAGCGACATCGCGGAAGCGAGCGGATTACCGTCGCTCAAGCGTGGCATTCAGCATGTGGCGAACGCGGCGACCACCGACGACCTCGGCACGCGCAGCAATGAATTGGGCGCGGCGTTGCCAGAAGTGATGCAGGGCGGGCCGGGTCTGTTGGCGCTCGTGCTGGGTATGGCGGCGGAAGGCAGCTTGGCGCGCGATGCGCCTGAGTCGCCACTGCCGCGTATGCCAAGCAACGCGACGCCAGCAGACTTCGACAACCTGTTCACGGACACGGGCCAGCTTTCGACGCCGCAGGAGTTTCTAAATCGCCCACTAACACCAGACCACATCTGGAACGATCCGCGCTTCCAGCATCGCATGGCGCTGACGCAGCACATGGACCCAGCCTACAGTCCCACGGCGCGCTTTGACATGGCTGGTGAAGACTTGCCGCCGCTTGTGGCGAGACAGCGCGCGCATGACGCAACCAATCGCATCGAGGGACGCATCCTCGCCGCCGATCCTGAGATCAACACAGGCAACGTCGAAGACCCGCATTTTGCGAATATCAGCGACCTCATCAATCTAGGCCGTGACGATCCGGCATTCTTGAGGGAAGTTCTGCATGGTGAACTTGGGCCATACAGCCTCACTGGCCGCGCCGATCCTTCGCCGCTCCTCGGCACCCCCAACATCGGCGCAGACCCGCTCGCCAACACACCGCGCCCCGGCTTCACGCCGCTGCCTGAATTGCCGCAGCGCATGGCGGGGAGAGCGGATGCGCGGTGGCCGATGTTCGGCACGCAGGACGCACCGCCGCCGCGCGCGCCCGACGCGGGAGGTGCTGGACCTCGGCGTTTTGAGGCCGTTCCGCTATCCGATGGAAGCGCGGGTGAGCGCTTCACTGATAGCGAATTGCCGCGTCAGGGTGGCGCGCGCCGCCTTGCGCTGTCGGATGGCGCTGGCAACCTTGATTATCGGCCGAGCGAAGGTGGCGAAGGTAGCTGGCGCGTGGCGTCTTCCTTCGTGGATGAGCCGCAGCGAGGCACGGGACGCGGACTCGCGCTATACGAAGAATTGCTGCGCCGCGCTCGCGAAGCAGGCGTCCAGACCGTGCAAAGCGACGGCTATGTTTCGGCGGACGCGCGTCGTATCTATGATGCGCTGGAGCGCCGTGGGTACAAAGTCACACGCTGGCAAGGTGAACTGACGCCAGAGTTTCGCGTTAGCACGCGCTCAACCCAAACACTTCCTACCCAAGGCGCTGCAGCGTTACAGGCACACGGCTTTCGCACCGACGAGCCGCTCTATACTGGCGCGGCCTCGCCTGGGGATTTCGCCACGTTCGACAATCCGAGCGCGGCGGCGGATGGCGAGCGCTTCCGTTTGCGGCAAGGCGGCGCAAACACCGCGCGCCTGTACTCCATTCCGCTAGAAGGCGGGCAGTCGGCGACCATGCGTGTGGGCGCCGATGGCGAAGTGGATTGGCGGCTACCGAATTGGGCTGGCGCGCACCAGCAATCGACCACGCAACGGGCGAGTCTTGGTTTGCAGGCAGTGCGCGGTGCGCAAGAAGCGCTTCGCTATGATGCTTCGCGGTTTGGCCAGGACGTGTACCGTTTTTCTGGGGATATGGCGCATCAGCCAATCTATCGGATGTTGGGTCAGGGCGCGGGGCAGCATGGCTTCGCATTCCGCGAAACGGCGCCGGGTGCGTTTGAATTGCGCCGCACCCAAGCACCGCCTAACGGCGGCGCGCTTCCACCGCTCGGGGCGGCGGCGCTGGGCGTGGGGCTGAGCGAGCTGCCGCGACGACGAACGCAGAGACAACCGACACGCACAGCCCCTCGCGGGGCTTTTTTTATGGGCGCTCACTAGATGGCTGATGCACAGACCGCGCTTTACCTCCTGACGAAGCCAGAGGTAGGCGCCTCCAGCGACACGTGGGGCGGCAAACTCAACACCGACTTTGACAGCCTAGACAAACTGCTCGGTGCGATCACTACCGGCGGCTCGGGCGCCGCTTATACACTCACTAGCGGACAATCGCTTACGGCGTACGCCAACGGGCAGGGCTTCTGGATCAAAGCGAGTTTCACGAGCAATGCCCCGGCCACGCTGAACGTGGATGGGCTCGGCGCGAAGAACATTACCAAGAGCGGCACAGCGGCGACCGTGAGCGGCGACATCGTCAGCGGGCGCATTTATCGCGTCGCTTATGACGGGACGCAGTTCCAACTGCTGGGCGAACTAGGCGACGCAACTTTAGACGCCCTCGCCGCGCTTTCATGGTCATCCGGCAAGCCGGTGATTCAGTTCACGGCGGCGGACACGGTATCGCTCACTTCCGTACTGGCCATGGGCGACGGGTCAGTCAGTGCACCGGCCTACAGCTTCTTCAGCGCCACCAATTGGGGTGTGTATATAGCGGGCGGGGAGTGGGCTATTTCCACCGCTGGCGTGGCGCGATTCTACATGAATACGGGCCGCATACAGGCCAAACTGCCAATGCTTTTTGATGACGGCTCGGTCAGTGCGCCGGCCACCGCCAACACAACGGAAAACAATTCCGGATGGTATCGCATCGGCACCAACAATTTCGCCGACGCCATCAACGGCGTGAAGGTGCGCGACTGGAATGCGACGCGCTACCTCTATGCCATCGATGTGGTGATCCCTACGGCGGCGCCCACATCTGATCTCAGCGCAGGCTCTCGTGGCCTGGGAGATCAGCCGGCCAAAACAGCGGATTATACGTTTGTCGCCGCCGACCAAGGCAAGTCGATCGACCACAACAGCGGCTCGACGCATACGTTTACGCACAACACCGGGATCATTGGCAGCGGGTCCGGTAAGCGACAATTCATTACAGGTTACAACGGCGGCGCTGGCGCGTTGACAATCGCGCGCGGCGCGGGTGTTACCTACGCCGATTCCACAGGTACGAACGCCAACTTGACCGTGGCGCAGTACAAACGCTATACGATCATCGGAACTGACACCGCTGAGACGTTTTCAGTGCGGGTGTATTGATGACTGGCGCTGCGGCGGTGGCGGTCGTGCCATCCACCACTACCATGTCGCTGTCGGTAGGCTTCACCTCACCCACGGGCGCGACACCGCAGACGACCAATTCGCCGACCTTCACTGTGCCGTCTGGCAATGCGGGGCAGGGAGCGTTAACCATCACAGGAACCGGCGCGGCCAACGTCAGCTTTAGCGACAATGGCGGCGCGTTTTCGGCAGTCAGCAACGGCGACGCACCGATCTATACCGACACCCACACAGGGCAGTTCAAGCTGACCGGCGCGGCGCGCGCGGCCACTATCACCATTCTCGATATAGCCACCAGCCAAGTGTTTGCTGGCCCCTTCACGATTACCAACACCTAGGAGCACATGAGCGCTTCCGCACGCACCGTCCCGTGGGCCTTCATCGGCGACGACGACATGTACGGCTACCCTGATCCGTACGCGGGTCAAATGAGCTTCGACATTGGCCCCGACGCGCCAACGGATTTCCGCACGGTCATGCGCTACGTGGCAACCGGACGCGGTAATCCGGCGGTCGGCAATCAAAACCCGCCGCAATATATCGGCCTGGAAACCGTACATTTTCACTATCGTGACCGCGACGATGTAACGCCGCAGACCAAAGGCGTCGGTTATGCGGCGTCATTCTCAATTGCGCTGACCACGCCACGCGGCGGCGATGTGCCGTGGGCGGATGTGTGCTGTGCTACGTATATGAATCGCAGTGGCGCGGTCAACAAAGGTACAGACACACTCTACTTCGCGCACAATCCGATATTCGGTAACGCTAGCGAGTTCGGGCAATTGTTCTCGTCGGATATGAATGTTGATCGCCTTATGGCGATTGGCGGCTACCTTAACGATTGTGCGATGGACTTCGGCGCCGCGCATATCCCGACCGGCGACTTCATCCGCATGCCGAACGCCACATACATCAAGGCGAAGTCTGTAGACGGCGCCACGCTGCGTCAGTTGATAGGCGCGACCATAGACGACTCCGTGCAGATTGGCGCGGGCTGGGCGCGCATCGATCTCAACGCGGCGGTCAATCTACTCGGCGGCGCTGATGTGTGGGGGCCGCTGCGCACATATTACGGCAATTTCGGCACGACCTACGGCAACGTCACGGCGGCGACCTACACAGTGGGCGTCAGCGACAATAATCTGACCTTCAACGCGCCCGTGTGCACGGTGACGCTGCCGAGTGCTACGGGCGCCAATGCGTTTCGCGAACTGTGGCTGCGATCGGTCACGGCTAACGCGGTCAATTCGGCAAGCGCCAATGTGGTGCAGATCGCCGGCGGCTCGCTTTCAACGCCGCTGCTGCCGGCGCGTGCGGGCGCGTGGTGCAAACTGGTTTCGGATTCTCTTTATTGGCAAATACAGGCACAAGGATGAGTGAATTTACAGGACCGGCGAGCGCCACACGCGCTGCGCCGCAGGCGGCTCCAGAAGCGGCGAACGATGTGATTGCGGACGATGATGCAGACATGGCGGAAGCCAACCGTATCTTAAGCGAGGCGGGCTGGACCGTGACGGTGCGCCCGCCGTGGCGCGGCTCGCATTGTCTGCCGGGCATGGTGGGCGGCGTCAGCCCAGACGGCACGCCATACGTGAAGAACTTTCGCGCCTTCCCGCAAGCCGACGCGGTGGCTCATGGCCTCGACCCTGCCGACTATCCCGACACGTACCACGAAGCAGCGGCGTGGCTTGTGGAGCACGTGAAGCCGCGCCCGATGGCGGCGGTGGATAACCCGCTTTCCATGGCGTCGCTGGAGCCCGCCGAAGCGCCCGCAGAAGGAGCCGACATGGCCGCGCCCTCCGTCAACATTAACGTCAGCCCGGTCTTCAATGTGACGGGCGGAAATGCTAGTAACGACGCAGAGGCACGCGCGATCCGTGAGGCGGAAGCGCTGTTTGGAGTGAGCGATGAAACACACGGCGAAACTAATGCGGACACGCAACATCTGGCGGACGATCAGCGCCTCGGAGGAGGGAATAATCCAGATGAACCAACGGACCAAGAAAATCCGCACGCATCTGCCGCAGATGCAGTCATCGAGGGCGAGCCCGCTGTACGAAATAGTGATCAACAAACGGATGCCGTAGATGTTCTTCAAAGCGAAGCCGCAGACGACGCCCCCGAAGCAGTCGCGGATATTGTCGATAGCGGAGCAGACACTGTTGCCGAAGGCGACGAAGGAAGCGCTGAAGAACGGGCAGCAGGTGGAGGGCTCCAAGTTCTCCATGGCGATGGACAAGATGGGGCGGGTGATAGTGACGTACCGGTCGATTACGAAGCCGACTTTGAGGAAGTTGGAGACGACAGCGAAGAGCTAGCGCTGATCGAAGCGGCAGAGCCGCCGCACAATCCGCCTGAGTATGAGCGCGCATTCGAACAGCCTTCCGGCGGCGTGGTTTACTTCGGCGATGACATTCACGTTGCAAGGCTCGCAAAGATGGGCCGCTTGCTTGAAATCGCGACTGAGCGAAAAGCTCTCCTGCAAGAGGGATGGACGCTCGCCGAATTTGCTTCCTTACAAAACCTGATCGTCCGCATTGATCGCGGCGAAGCGGCAGACGACCAGGAAGCTAAAGCGCGCTTCCTCGCCATCTCCGAACGCTCGGCGGCCATGTCGGGAATCGACGCTTACCTTGGCAAGCGCGAGGCGGAACTAGAAATTTACGCCGGCATGATGCGCTCGGAAGATACCCGCGAGGACGGCCGCACGCTGATCCTGGCGTTCAATCCCGAAGAGGGTTGGCCCGAATAATGGACGCCAAACGCTGGCCACGCCCAACCCTCATGTGGCTGGGCGTGATCCTCGTTGTGCTGGTGCTGTTCTTCTTTGTGCGCCTGGGGCTAGCTGTGTTGACCGCCTACGACCGCGCCGCGGCGGCCGGCACGTCGGTTCCTGACATGAGCGGTGGCATCGCGGCTATTCTGACGGCGCTGGCGTGCCTTATCCCGGCGCTTGCTCAGATCTTCCCGATTTTTCAGAACTACCACCGCGAACGGATGGACCAGCAGGCGAGAGGCATCCCGCCAAGCGGCATCCCTTTTCCCGGTCCGCCTATGGCGCAGCCGCCGCTGCCCGAGAGTGGCACATCGCTCAATCCCCACGGAGGGCCAGGAGCCCCATGATCGCAGAAATTAGCGAGATCTGGGAGCGGATCAAACGCGGCTGGGGGCGACTTGTCGCCTGGACTCGCGCGCACCTGCCTGGGGGACGCGCCTATCGTCACGCCAACGAGCAAGCCAACCACGCCGAACAGGCTAGAACAACGCAGACCTCAATCGGCCTGCTCGCGATGGCGGCTCAGCACGGAGACGACGAACACCGTATTCAGGCGCTCCAGACCGAAGCCACGCTGGTCAGCAGGCAAGTGGTGCTGGAACGCAACCGCGCCGATCGCGGACTGACCAACGAGGAACGGGGCGAGCTGGCGTCAATCCAACGCTCGCTGACGCTGCTACATCCGCCAGCCTCGCCACAAGCTTACGGGCCCCGCCCCCTTGCGAACTTCGGTCCCGTGGGCGTGGCTACGAGCTTCCTGGGCGGGGTTCCGTGGCTAGCCTTCCTGGGGTCGCCAATCACCTGGATCGCCGTTGGGCTGGCCGCATTTGGCGTCCAGACGGCGCGCATTACTCACTTGCACCATGACTTAGACGGCGCCCGTCAAGCGGCCCGCCAGAACTACCGCGCCGCCCACGATTGGCACGAGCGAAGCGAGCATTACAGACAAGGCTTAATCGACGCGGCGGAGGTCGCTCATTTGGCCTCAACCGCGCTCACCGCCGAGCGCGCCGCAGAAGCGCGGGCCCGGGCAAGAGAACAACGGAGGACCCATGAAATCGCGAACGTTTTGGCTCACGCTCCTGAGCCTCCCGATTGGCGCTTGCGCGACGATCCCGCTGCCCCGAGCACTCCAACCACCACCACTCCCTGAGCCGCTTGTCGTGTCGCCGGCCTGCATGGTGGGGCCTGTGGACCCTGACCCGACCGACGCCCCGCCGATGCCGCCCGAGCTGGAACGCCCGCTTGGGCAACCGACCGCGGCGAACTGGCCGGCATGGATGGCCTATATCGACCGCCGCCGTGAACGGGCGGAATTGGCCGGGCTCTACTATCAGGGCGAACGCGATTCATACGAACACGCTTACGGACTGACGGCCGAACAGATGCGCCAGTGCAATGCGTGGAGCGTCGCGCACAATGGTGAGCACAGATGATAGGCGGCGTCTTACTACTCGCCGGCTTCCTTGCTGTCGGCGTCGGCCTTCTATGCTGGTGGATGGGCGGTCGTGACTAATGCTTTTATTATCGGCGCTTGTTTCGTCGGCGCCGTGATCGTGTGGTTTTGGATCGTCAGGGGTAATGGGCGCAGGAAATGACGGATGACAAGTTGGATGATCGATACGCAAGCTTCCGCGAGCATGCTTCGCTCAGCTCGGAAGTGCGCGAGCGCCTGGTAGCACTGGAGACTGGATTGCGTACTGACGTGTCGGAAATCAAAGCCATGCTCGTGCGAGCCCCGTTTGCCCCCGCGCCAGTGCCGCACCAAGAACTGCAAGGGCTATCCCTCGCTATTCAGCGCATGATGGATGCGTTCGACCGTCGCGCCAGCGGAACCGATGGCGGCACATCTCAGATTGTTCGCGCTCTTGCCGTTGTCGGCGCCGTTTCGCTTGGGGCGGTCGGCATGTGGTTTTTCCTGCACCATTGAGATGACCGACGAACCTACCGACTGGATGCGTGACGCGCTCTTTAAACATACGTTTCAAATGGGGGCCGTGGAGGAACGCCAGCGCGCCACCGATGCGAGGGCGGATCGTAGCGCCAGTGAAATAAAGAGCGAGTTTGTATCACTGCGCGCCGAATTGCAGATGCAGTACACGCATTTGCGCGGCGAAATCAAAGTGGCGTCCGATGCGATTGAGCGCCGCCGCGTTGAAGATACCGCCCAACGCATCGCTGACATTGCCGAGGCTCGAAAGGGCATCGAGGACGTAAAGACGCTCTTTCGCCGCCTCGTTACCGGGTTGGCGATCCTGTTTTTCCTATTGTCGCTGCCATCCTTTCTGCCGGCGTTGATGAACATTCCAACGTTGCTGAACCACGGCGCCCCTTAAGGGCGCGCTCCAAAAGAGAGTAACCATGACCACCGTTGAAGACTTCACCTCCGGGTTGGGAGACGCATATTCGCGCGCCCGCGCCTGGCTTGACGAGCGCAAGGAACGCAAAGCCGAAGCGCGCCTGCGCCGCCTCCGCGAACGCGGCCACGATAGCCGCTTTTGGCTGCTCTCCATCCCCGCGACCGCGACGCTTTGCGCTGCGTTCGTGGAAGTCTATTGGGCCGTACTTTTTTGCATTCAGGCGACAGGGCGACTTGATAACGATTGGGCCGTCTCATTCGGCACCGCGCAAGCCGCATCGGGCGCGTGGCATTTCACCTTCGATATCCGCAGCGTTCCGGTGCTGATCGGGCTCGTCGCTGCGACCGTGCCGATCGTCATGTGGTCAATGGTGTGGCTGCCCGTCCAGATGAAAGCCCGCGGCACGGGCCGCTGGCGGCGCACCACCATGATCTGCGCGGGCTTGCTGGCGAACGCGCTGGTGATCGTCAGCGGTACCGTTGTGATGAACTCCAACCGCCAGGAGCAAGTGCGGGCCGGACAGGTGGTTGAGCAGCAAGCGGGGCAAAACCGCTCGGCTATCCAAGGGCGAATTGACAGCCTGACCGCCGATCTAAACACGGCGATGAACAATCATAATCCGTACTTGGCACAAGCGGCTAGCGTCGGCGCGCTAAGCGGCGCTCGCGCATGGCATGACGGCTATGTTGTACCGGCGCAGCGCGAGCACGCGCCTAATGAATTGCAGATCGAACACGCCGAGGGCGCCGCCGCCGCCGCCGCCGCGCTGGTGGCGCGACGTGACGCGCTGCGCGCGCAGTTGGCCGCCGCGCCAACACAAGCCGCCGTCGCTGCGCACGTGACAGATAACGCGGGCGTCGGCCTCGATACCTTCGCCACTTACGCCAACGTCTATAGACCACCGTTCGTAGCGCTGATCTGCACCATCATCGGCATCTTCGGAACCTGGTGGTGGGTGGGTTTGGCCGAGGCCATGAACAGCCACAATGTGTCGCTGTCTGGCTGGGCGCCGGAAGATCACCGCATCGAGGACTTGCGCGACGAAGCATCCGTGGTGGCGCAGCCCATGGACCGCCAGCGCACGGAATTGCGCGACCATGACAGCGGCGAAGTCATCATCGACAAGGACGGCGACCTCGCGTCCCGCGTCAAAGAACATACGCGCAAGAAGCGCGGCAAGGACGGCAAGCCGATCAAGCTGATGGTATCGCCAGACATTCCGTCAGACGAACAAGGCGTGCCCGAAGGGCTCGACCACGGCGACGGCGGGCTGCGCTCAGTGGCGTTGCATGGAGAGCATGAGCCGTTAGGTGCGCCACAAGTCGATGAGGCTATTCCAGTAGATACGCCGCCAGCCTCGCTCGCGATGGAAGAGCGCGTTCCACCCGCAGATCAAGCTGCCGAGGAAGAGCCGCCTACGCCGACGCATCCCGAACCTCCCATTTCCGACGAAGACGAAGCCGCAGCGCTGTTAGCGGCGAGTGAAGATACCAGCGAAGAACAACAGCCTCAGCCAAATGCAGAGGATGACGATCACAGCGCCGCCAATGATGACCGCAACGAACACGTCTCTGAAGGTCACGACGATGGCCTCGCCGCCGTCTTCGCCCGCGCCAACGGCCGCACCCCAATCACAGACGAAAGCCGCTTATTGGAGGCGGCTGAACAGTAGGAGTAAATCATGGAACCCCTCCAAGTACTCGCTATGATCGCGATTTTCATTCTAGCCGCATTTGGCATTGAGAAACTGCCGCTGCCAGCTTCGCCAGGATGGTTGCGAAATGCGCTATTCATTCTGCTTGCCGTTGTCGCGATCTTCTATCTTTTCCGTTTCGTGCCCCACTAACGCCATCATTTTCATCATGCAGCGCGTGTTCGGGATGCTCGGGCATCACTGAGAGGGGTCCTTATCCGGGCCTTCGCTCGGCTGAAACGCGACGGACCGCGGCGCGTCGGGGATGGGCATCCAGTGCGTGGCCGTATTGGTTCGAACAATGTGCCCGTCCCAAATGCCGCCTCGGGGATCTTCCACATTGGTTTCAGAGTCGGTGATCTGCCCTTGGATGACGCCAGACGCCTTGGGGTTCTTCGGCAAATACAGCCAGAGCAAAACCCATTTTTTGTAGGGCGCCGTGTCAATGGGCCTCCAGAAGCAAATTGATCTGGCGCGGACTTCGGTCTCGATTTGCTCCAAGGCTCCCGCATAAAGACGGCGCGCATCCTCGCCGTCGAGGCGCTTGCCGTCCGGATCATAAAGAGCGCCGATCCCGCGCGCGGCCCAAGTCCATGCGTCCGCCAAATCGCGCGCATCGCATTCCGCCAAGACTTTTCCTCTGAACTTAGTCTCGGTCATACTCCATCCTCGTTTGACTCATCACTGGCAGCGGGGAGGCAGTGCGCGAGTAGGGCATTTTCCGCGAACTCTAAGAGCGAAGAGAACTCGTCGTGATCGATGTCGCCGTTTTCCACCATCGACAGAACGCTGGTCCAGCCGCCGAGATGTGGGTTTGCGTCGTTTTTGGCTAACTCCGCGCGCCAACGCCGAACGACCTGCAGGTTTATCTCAGCCATTGCTCCCGTCCGTTCGTGCTGCCATTTCGAGTGCGGCGCGCGCAGCGTCGATGTAGACGCTGGCCCAATGCTCGCCTTCGTCAGGATGGCCGACGCCTGCCGAAACGCCGTTCTTAAAATCCGCCTGCTCGCAGATGCCTAGAAGATTCGTCAGCGCCTCGGTTGTCGCAAGCAGGTGAGTATATGCAGCGGCGCAAAGCTCCCTAGGCTGGCGCTTTAAAAACGCGCTATCGGCGTAGTCTTTCAAGCTGGCGAGTGTGTCAGTGAGTGATTTCATCATGACAGGTCCTGATCTGCGGGTAACTCGGCGCCCAGAAGCCGCGCATCCGTCCAGAACTTCGCGCATTCCTCGCAATGCGGGATGCCGTCAACGACGATCATCCGTTCGCCGCGCTCCTCTGGAACCAGCCCGCAATGATCGCACCTGATATCTGGCATCACTGATGATCTCCGCTGAAATCGATATCCCAATCGCATGGCGTACCAAGTGTGCCGTGCTTGCGAATTTCGCGCGCGAGATATTGGCCCTCAGCGCTTGCGCACGCGACTTCCTTATCTTCGCCAACCTTGAGCAGGTTCACGAGCCCGATCAGTCCAAGTGCGGCGTCCACGGGATATTCTGCAGGGTGTACGGTCACCTTCGGAAAGCAGAGGTGCATCAATCGCGCTCGTTGCGTAGCGTTAAGTTCGCTGATTTCGGTCATTCGCGGCGCTCCAATTCCGTTTCTAGGTCCTTGATGCGCCTGATCATCCAATCGTCGGGGCCGCCTACCGATACGCCGCTAGTTCGCAGGGCAAGCCAGGGCATCTCTAAGTTCTCAATCTCGGCGGCAATGTCTTCCGAGACCATGTGCTTGGGTTCATTTCGCCAATCGGCGAGCGCATCGGGACCTATGCTCACGGCTCCTCTCCCTCTTTCCAAGTTGTCCATGACCACGACACGTAAACGCTCACCCGATAGTCCTTGTCGCAAGCCTCGCACCGCAGATTGCAAAGGTCTTCGTCGTAAAGCTCAGTCGACCCCGGCGCATATTCACAATGCGGGCAGATTGGGCCGTGATTGGAGTAGTGCTTTTCGCCTCGCGTGGTCATGGCTTCCACGTCCAAAACGGCCAGCCCATATGACCGGCGACAAGTCCGATGACCCCGCCGATAATGAGCCCGAGCGCAAATAGCATCACCGCTCACCTCCATCCGATTCAATTTGGCCAACCGCTGCCTTGAGGCCCATGCTTGCTAGAACGGCGTTGCCGATCAGCTCCGGAATTTGCGGGACGACCGCGTTGCCGAGACCGCGAAGGCGGTCCACGTCGCCGGGTAGCCGAGGAGCCACTCGACCCACATCGGGTTCAAACTCCCAAGGATCGCGTTCCGGCCATGCGATTGAAGGCCGCTCCTGCGGTTGGCTGTCGGCGTCGGCCACTTCGTAACCCAATCCGTCAGCGTGTCGCCGGCGTGAATCCCGGTCGGTGGAATCTTGTTGCGTCGCGCCGTTGAATTGCGCGCGCTCTTGCTGTCGCCAACTGTTGGCGTGGGCAATGACCCAAACCCGATCGCGTCGGTGAGGGGCGCCAAGGGCTGAAGCTGGAATGCTTTCCCAGACAGCATCGTACCCGAGCGCGGCCAAATCTCCGAGAACGTCTCCAAACCCTCGAGCGCGCAAGTCTGAGACGTTCTCCACGATTGCGATGCGTGGTCGTAATTCGCCAATGAGCCTCGAGTATTCTCCCCAGAGCCCAGAGCGCTCACCCGCGAGGCCAGCGCGCTTTCCAGCGCTCGAGATGTCTTGGCAGGGGAACCCGCCACAGATCGCGTCAACGGCAATTCCGTCTCGCTGAAGAGTAGGGGCGTCAAGGGTTCGGACATCTTCGTAGCACTTCACTCCCGGCCAATGATTCGCCAGCACGCGCCGGCAGAATGGATCGATCTCGCAAAACGCGACCGTCTTGAATCCGCCCGTGCGCTCAAGGCCAAGCGAAAACCCGCCGATGCCGCTGAACAGATCCAAGACGCGCAGCATCAATGTTCACCTGCGTCGCTTTCCAACTTCGCATCGGCAGGTGTGGAGCACCATTGCGGTGCGGCGTTGAAATCGTTGTGCCAGTCCTCGGCGTCGATACGAATAGAGCTACCGACGCGCTCTGACGTGCGATTGAACTTGCTCATTATGGCGCGGCCAAGATCGACGCCGCAGCGCATGGCGAGAATGTCGAGATAGATCGCCACGTCGGCTAGTTCGTCGGCAATGTCGCCACGCTTCTCTTCGAGCGTGAAGTCGCCGCGCCGAACCTTCTTGAGCAAGTTCGCAAGCTCACCCGCCTCGCCGGTGACGGCGGTCATCCAATCGTTCAGCGACCAATCCTCGCCGTCCTTACCGGGGTGCGAGAGGCGACCTTGCGCGTCCTTGAATTGCGGGAGCCGCGCGAGGTTGCCGCCGCGCAGCGTGTTGAACGTCAGGCCGTCCGTCATGTATCCCATCGGGCTCTACTCCTTCACCTCAGATGCGGGGAGATCAACCGCTTGGACAATGCGTTCGGCCATACGGAATATCTGCGCCGTAATGTCTTCATCAAAGTAGGTCGCGACGTGCGTGCTGGTCTCTTCGTGCGTCGCCTCTTTGACGATGATGCGGGCGAGCGAGACGGCCTCTGGCGCGGCGGCGATCACGCGCGCCACGTCGTCATCGGCGTGAAGAGGGCGAAGCACGCCAGTCTCTTGGCAGCGAGTTTGGAGCGCGTAGGTGTTCGGCGCCAGGATGACCTTCGCGCCCCGATGCTTCGTGACGAGCATCAGGTGAGCGCCAAAGTCGCGCCAGCACCATGGTTCTTGCGCGGTGGTTTCAGCCACGTTCAACTCCCTTGCTTGCCGATGTCAGGCGGGGCCGATGCGGTGGGTCCATAGCGGTTCTCAACGCGCTCCTGCTTCCATGCCTCCACGTCCGCCGCAGTCATAGGCTCTTGCTCGAAGTGAAAGAGGGCGCCGACCTCGGCATCACCGTCGTTGGAAACGATATGACCACAGTGCGGGCACGTTCTAGCTGGATAGGTCATCGCTTCGTTTCCGCCGAGATGGCCGCCATTTCGGCGAACATTTCATCCGCGCTCGCCACCTGTTTCAGATAGCTAGTGTGCTGCCCGCACGAGCCGGTGGCCCATGTCTCACATTCGCGCGCAATCCCGCAGACTCTAGGCTCGCCACGCTGCCAGTGTTCGCAAGTCGCGCATTCGTAGTCGGCTGGCATGTATCGCGTGAGCACGGCATAGATCATTGAGGTGGACAGTTCGAAACGCTGCGCCAATCCGTATGCTGTGTAGTTGCCGCTGTTGAAGGCCGCGCGGATTTCGTTGTGTTGGCCCTTAGCCATCCGCTCAACTACCGCTTTCGCCGATGCGCGACGCCGCCTTCTGGATGCCATGCGCGCGTAAGGCGCGCGCTTGGATGCGCTCTGCGACCAGAGCGATTGTAGGCCGACTGCGCGTCCTGCTGAGCGCGCAGCGCGTGCATAGCGGTGTCGATCGATCACGTCACTCACGTCACTCACGTTCCAAGTCTCCACTAGCCTTTGCAAGGAGCGTCGCGTGTGCGGCGTTTGCATCGAACAGACCGCGCTCCGTCAGTGCTCCGAGCACTTCGTGGACAACGTCCTCGTCAGCGCTTATCTCGCACGCCAGATCAGACACGAAATCGGCGAGAGCCTGATCATCTTCCGTCCACTCGCCCATTACGTGCTCCCCTTGTCGCGGACTGGCACGCCCGCCTCGTACTCAATGAAGTCCTCGATGACGCGCTGAATGTTGCCTGCCAGTTCGTGGCGGTTAGCGTCGGTGTTGATCTTCGGTTCGTCACTGAGGAACCGCTCGGCTAACTCGTAGCAAGCCTCGTCATATGTCACGACGCGCTTAGGCATGGCGGCCCCGCGCGCGGTACATCGCTTTCACCGCGTCATCGTCGTCTCGGTCATCCCAATAAATGCCGGGGCCGAAGTGCCCGGCAAACGTATCGACGGTCCTGTCGTGCATGGCTCGCGCAGCGTCCTCGACGCGATCAATCAAGTGGCGTTCCGTCTCAGCCATCAGGGGGCTCCGGGGGAAGAGGGGAGGCCCTCGATCATGTAGCGAACCATCGCTATGGCTTGGTCGGCGTTGAACACATTGGTGCCTGTCGGCATGCCCTCATAAGGGCGCCCGGTGCTTTGATTGATGATTGGACTGAAAGAGACGCCTCCGTCTGGGCGAAAGTCTGTTGGCAGCGGCCAGCCGAGAAAGCGGTCGGCCATGTGTTTGATTTGCTCGTCAGTCATCTACTTACTCCGTTCGGTCATTGGTCCGCTGGCGATTGGGTCAGGCGCGTGTTCGGTTCGGCATTTTTCATCCGCCTAGAATGATCAAGCCGGAGCGCTTGCCGAAAGTGACGTTCTTGCGGGCGCTCATGTCGGGAAAGTCGATTGGCTCAAGGCCGGAAGTGTTTTTGTAGTCGTCATCGGGGATCGCCTTCGCGCACGGCATGTAGTGGCCGTTGCGATCATCCCAGACCTCGCCGTCAAAGAACCAATAGGAGCAATCGCTCGTGCCGCTATCATCCCACGGCCACGGCCAGCCATCGTCTGGCGATGTCCAATCTCTGCGCGATCCTGCGAACGCGCTTACGGCCTCGCGAAACGTCGCTTCGTCGGTCGCCTGCAGAACGGCGGTGTCAATGCCAGCGCGGTAGCCATCCCAAGCGATGCTTCCGAGCCATTCGGCGTCCTTGCCTTTGCCAACGTAAAAATCTGCTCGCGTTCCCATCGCGCACTACTCCGTTACATTTTCAGTGAGAGGGCTCTTTGAATGGTCGCGCCGCCACATCGGCAACCTACTCACCGTCCGCATCCAAAATCAGCAGCAGCTTAGCGCACGCCGCCCGCGCTGCCATCAGGTCTTCACGCGCGCCTTCGCGGCTCACCATGCCGCGCAGATAGGCCCGCGCGTTGATGTAGCCCAGCTCCAGCCCCTGGATGCCGTCCACCCAGCCGAGGCCGCGCACGCGGTCGATCTCGGTACGCACGTCGCGCATGATGTCGGCGGTGATCTCGCGGCCGGGGTTGCTGACGGGGGCACCGCGGTTGCCGTTAGATAACTTTTGCGGGCGGCAGATGTCGGCTGCGTCTTTAATATTCATCACGCGCCCTCCGCTGCGAGCACTTCAAACTCAATGCCATCAAGAAGCTTAGACGCTAAAACGGCGTAGGCGGCGGCGGCGGCGGCGGTGGCTTTGGCGGCGGCGGCGGTGGCGGCGTAGGCGGCGGCGGCGGCGGCGGTGGCGGCGGTGGCTTTGGCGGCGGCGGTGGTGGCGTACGCGGCGGCGGTGGCGGCGTAGGCGGCG